TTAAACCTGAAAACTTATCAAACATTATAGGACAAAAAAATAGACCACCAGGTGAAATAATTGATCACATAACAAATTACGTAAATTTAGAAATTGGACCTAGCTCTACACTAAAAAACAGAGCTAAGATTGCATTTAGAGAGTATTTTAGATCACTGTCAGATGCTAATAAAACAGAACTTACTAAAATATTAAGTGACCCAGAACTTTTTGGGTTTGTGCCTAAAAGCACTTTGGATAAAGCTGGTAATGTTATTCCAAATAAGGATTGGGATCAACTAACTCAAACAAGAAATTTAGAAAATTTATATAATACTGTTTTAAGCTTAACAGATCCTGTTGATATTATTAAATTAGGTGAAGCACAGGATTTAAAAAGAGCCATTAATAAATATGCAGATGAAAAATTTTTTAATGCATTAAATGGTAGTCCAGCTTTACAAAAACAATTTATTGATGAGGTAAATCGAGTTTTACCTGATAACGATTATGGTAATGATTGGACTAAAGCTTTTGAAAAATTTAAAAGCAGATTTCATGGACAAATATCTCATGAGTTTTCACAGAGAATGTTGGGCACTAAAAAAAACAGATTTTCACTGGCTCCTGGAATGGAGGGTAAGTTTGGAGATCCAGCATCCTTTAGAATAAATTTTGACAATCATAATGTTGCTTTACAACCTGTAATCGAAAACGGAACTAAACAAACCATTGCAAAAATGAACAAGGCTAAGAATGTTGGTGATCAAACAGTAGAGTTAGCAAAAATAATTGATAATGATGTAGAGCTAAAAAAGAGAGGTATGTTAGCCTATATTAGATTTACTGACAAACAAATGTCAGATGCATCATTTAATTTTTTAAAAAGAAATTTAGCACCTAATCAAGTTTTTATGACTTCTAAAGGTTTCGGCAAAACACCTAAGGGCATTAAAACCTTAATATTAGGCGATCCAAAAAAACCAGACTTTAATGGCTTGAAATCATATCTAGATGAAAAAATAGATGCATTTGTTGCAAACCCAAAAAAATTTAAATTAGATAAACGTAAACCAACAGGTGCTGATCAAGATGACATGATTGAAGCGGGTGATAACAAAAGCATTAGACTTGGTTTTATTAACAAAGAGTCATTTAAAGAAGGAGGCCCTGTGCGTATGGCCATTGGCGGTGATCCGTTGCAAAATATTAATCAACAACAGTTTATGCCTGACCCAGCATTTGAAGGTGAAGACTTCTTTCAACAAGCAGTAGACTCAGGCAACCTTACTGCATTTAATCCTACAAAATTATTTAAGGTGTTTGGTAAAGTAGACGCTGTAGAAACACCAAAGAAGAAAATTCAAACAGATACTCAGGTGGGACCACCAGGTACAACATTACCTGCTACACAACAAATGCAACCATCCGACTTTGCTTTTAAATCTTTTACACTAGAAACTATTATGGACCCTAACGCACCAAAGGCTGCAAGACCACAAGACTGGCAAAACTTTTTCAAAGGCAAGGCTGCACCTGAGGCAGAGTTGAACGACTCAGGTATTATGCAATATTTAAGTGACTTTGCAGAATACTACCCAAATCAAAAAATTACACAAAAGCAACTCGTAGACTTTTACGAAACATCACCTATGGGTAATATTAGTATTAAAGTAAAACAAGACCCTGGAGATGTTGCAGATTCGGAGCTTGCAAATTTTCTTGGTAGGCCACGACATAAAAATGCAGGTGATCAACCATTAGATGAAGTTGGAGAGAACTATCGAGAGGTCGTGGTGCAATCAGGACCCTTACCTGGTGAGGGTAAACCATTCGTTGCGAGTGGACATTATTCAGAAGAAAATGTTTTAGGATTTACAAGAGTTGCTGATTACAAAAACGTAGATGGACAAACAGTGGCAGTCATACAAGAATTACAGACTGACATGTTAACAAAAGTTCGCAAAGAACAAGAAAGATTAAATGCGTTATTAAAAAGAATTGAAAACATAAAAGAAAGAGCTAATCAAAGATTACAGCAAGATGATACTTTTGAACGACAAATGGGTGAGCGTACTTTAGAAAATATTAATAGTGAGTTTCCTCCTGCTACATTAGAAAAACTACAACAAAATTTATCTGCAATTAAACCTTTTCCTAATACAGCGGGTAAAGAGTTAATTCCTACCTACGCAAAACAATTAAGCGATTTACAAGCACAAATTAATAAACTTGCAGATATAGACATTCAAACACCAAATCCTGAGACTCTGTTCAGCATAGCTAATGTTGAGACACAACAACAAAAAGTTTTAGATAATCTTCTAGATCTTACAAGAGATAGTGAGTTAGAAAGAGATTTAAAAGGTGTTAAAGTTCCCTCTAGTGATGAGTCTGATGCATTAACAGCGTTTGGACAAAGTAGTGACAGCATAGATTCTGTTTATGGAGGTTTTAAAGATTTAGAATTATTTCCTCCAATACCATTTAATAAACAACCTGACTATGTTGACTTATTGTTGAAAGCAACAATAAAAGATGCACAGACAAAAGGCATAAACAAAGTAGCAATAATGCCAGCGGATAAGGTAAATCAAAGATGGAACAAAGACCCAACAGGTCCTGCGGGTGTAAAATTTAACAATTTGTACGGCAAAGTTACTGTCCAACAAATGAAGAATATTGCAAAAAAATACAAAGGTAATGTTGCAATAGAAAAAATTGTTGATTATAAAAAACCAAGTAAAGCTCTAAGATTTTTCAATAGAGATGTTGACGGTGGTTTAAAGTTGAATAGAGAGGATGTGGGTAGACGTACAGATAGCGAAGAGGGCTTAAATGAATTTTATAATGAACAAATAAGAAGATTTGTAAGTGGTGGAGGTTACCGAGATAAAGATGTCGTGTTAACTAGAGAGGTGGCTCCAGGACAATTTCAAGATTTTTTTGTACGTGCTGATGATGACAGTGTAAATTTTGTGCCATTAGGCGAGGGTGACACTATAAATGATGCCTTAATTGTTATAGAGGAGTTTAACCCACAACTTGTAGATATGGTTACGTTAACATTAGATAGTCCACAATCTAAAGGGCCTTTCTTTATGTTTAAGAAAAAAGATGGTGGCACAATTGCAAAAGATAGTTTAGTTTCAATCACAGATATATTCGGTGAATATGGTAGATAAATATAACAGCACATCAGACGATCCTAACGAAGATAATCAAAGAATAACTTCAGCAGATGATAGAATCGAGGTAGAAGAGACAGGCACTACTGTAGATTTAGATACATCAAGCGATCCTAATATTGAAATTATTGAAGATGGTAGTGCTATAGTTGGACAACAAGATACGCAAATAGCAACAGGTTTTACATCTAACTTAGCAGAGGTGTTAGATGAAAGTTATATGCAATCTTTATCTAACGAATTGGTTGAAAAAATTGAAGCCGATAAATCATCAAGAGATGATTGGGAGCAGTCTTACACAAAGGGTTTAGATCTTTTAGGTTTTAAATATGAAGAGAGAACTAGACCATTTAGAGGTGCCTCTAGTGTTAATCACCCAATGTTAGCTCAGGCAGTCACACAGTTTCAAGCAATGTCTTATGTTGAGCTTTTACCTAGTGATGGTCCTGTTAGAACACAAGTAGTAGGTGCAAACACAACACAATTACAACAAGCAGCCGAGCGTGTAAAAGATTACATGAATTATGAGATCACTCATAACATGGAAGAATACAATCCAGAGATGGATCAGTTATTATTTCAGTTACCCTTATCTGGTAGTGCATTTAAAAAAATATATTTTGAAGAAACACTAAACAGAGCCACATCTAAATTTATTCCTGCAGAAGATGTTATTGTTCCATACGGTGCATCAGATTTAGATAGTTGCGAAAGAATTACACAAGTCATTAAAATGTCTATGAATGACTTAAGAAAAAAACAAGTGTCAGGATTTTACCTAGACATTGATTTGCAATCTTATGAAAGCGATGAATATACTTCTGGTGTTCAAGAAAAGAAAGATCAAATAGACGGAACTAAATCAGATTACCTTAGCGATATGGCTGAGCTATATGAAATACATGTTGATCTAGACCTAGAGGGTTTTGAAGACATGAATGCTAAGACTG